GAACAACAAAGAAACAAAAACAAAGTTTAGAACAAGAAAAAATTAAAAAACAAGATGATGTGTTTGATCCAACACCAGAGGATAATGACAAGGTTAATTTAGTTGATGATGTAACAGGTATGGATATAGCTGTAACACCAAAAACAAATCAACCAATCACAGGTGTCTTCTATTCTGACATAGAAAGAGTTTTGGCAAGACCAGATACCCCAGAAATATTTATTAATAAAAAAGCTTTACTTGATTTCTTCCGTAAAAATAGAATTAGAGATTCTGAATTTAGAGATTACCAAATAGAATCTTTGCTTCGTATCTATGATGAGAATACACCAATACCAAAAAAACAAGTCATTGATCATTTACGTCAGTCACCTATTAGAGGCATGCATGTTCATGCTACAGGTCAGGGGTCCGAGATCATTAATCCGTATGGCGAGAAACCTACAGCATATTCAGGCTACGCAGAACCAGGTTACATATCAGACACGCAACGTGAAAGAGTTTTATACATACCTAAAAACAAATTACCTGGCGATTCAGGCGCTGATCCACAAGGAATTTTTCAAGGTGAGAGTATCTCTCAACACGGGTTTGGTATACCTGATGAATCATACATAGTTGGATGGACACGGCTCACGGACCGTAATGCAATATTACCAACAAAACTATCAGCACCACAAACAGCATCAAAAGTACCTGGTCTCACTCGTGAAAGAGAAAGAGCGCAAAGACAACTTTCTGGTTTATATGCAGAAGCAATTAACAAATTAAATAGAGAGGGTGTTCGAAGAGGTTTAAATCAGGCAGATCTTGATGTCATTAATGAATTATCTTTAGAACAAATGCTTACTGACTATGGCGATACACTTGGTGAAATAAGCCCTGGTCTAGTAGATCAGATGGATGAGTTGATTGTAAAAACTAGAGATTTAGATAGCGAAATAGCAAAAGGATCTAACGTTGATACGAGCGGCGTTGTTCGTGTAGCATTTGCTGATGAAATACAATCAGATATTATGCAAGCGGCAGCTGGCAGAAAACAAAAACTTGTTGCCACTTTAAGAAAAATACAAGACGAAGGCAAAGATTCAACAACACTGCCACAGTTAAGTCGTATGGGTAATCAAGCACTAGAGTTTTTTGAGGAAAACAAATCAGTGTTTAGACCACTAAAAAGATCACAAACAGAAGTTGATTTGATTGGTGAAAAACTAGTGAAACTCGATGCTGAGGTAGATGAGATTATTAATAGATATATTGAAACAAGAGAACTTGATCCTGCTTCTGTTACACGATTAAAAGAGGCATTAACACAAAACATTGACGAAATGATCAATGAACTTATTGTTATAGACAGCAAAACATATGACGGATTATTTCCAGATATACCATTTAAGAAAAGAGAGGAATGGGCAGACGCTCTAATTAAAAAAGATTTGTTTGAGCTCGCATACAGAAAATTTGTTTTAAAAGAAGAGAATGTACCAGATTTTTATGCTGTTACACCTGATCAGTTTGTCATCGACAGATATAATTTCAAAGGTAACTCAGCTACACCAATGGATGTAAGAGCTGCCGATAAGAAAAAACAGATTGATTATTTTACAGCTAGAGGAGAGTTCTTGGGATCAGAATACAAAGGTATAGGCATGTCAGAATTTTACGGTGGTCCAAATGCTAAAACACCAGATGGCAAGCACTATACATCTGTCATAGAGAAGATATTAAAAACACAAGCAAAATCTAACAACTCAGAATTTATGATACTCAACGTGCAAACTAAAGGAGGAGCAAAAGATGTATTTAAAATTACTGATCAAAACGGGAACATGGTAGCAACTTTATCTAATCGAAACCAAGCCGAAACATTAATAAATAACAACCCAAATTATAGATTGGAAAGAATATCAGTGCCTACTGATAAAAATACAACACCATCTTTTGCTATCAAAATTACAGAAGAAATGCTAGAACCATACAAAACCCACAAAGCCAGAGGTGGACTTGTTGAAATGATTGATATATTTGAGGTAGCTTAATGGTTGAAAGAAGAATTACAGGTGAGCCGTCGGAGGTCGTATCTGAGTCGATTACTGTTGAAACACCAGAAGATGAATTAACAATAGAAAACGTCGAAATGACAGATGATGGTGGAGCTATCATTAATCCCGTTGAAACACCACCAGAAGATAGATTTGATGCAAATTTAGCTGAGTTTATTGATGAAGAAGATTTACAAAATTTGTCTTCAGATCTTATGCAGGAATACAAAGATGATAAATCATCAAGAGATGAATGGTATGATTCATACTCAAAGGGTTTAAAATTACTAGGATTTAATTACGAAGATAGATCTCAACCCTTTCAAGGAGCTAGTGGTGTTACACATCCTTTACTTGCTGAAACAGTAACACAGTTTCAAGCACAAGCTTATAAAGAATTATTACCAGCTAATGGCCCTGTGAGAACACAAATTATTGGTGAGCAAAATGCTCAGAAAGAAGAACAAGCACAGCGTGTCCAAGAATTTATGAACTATCAAATTATGCATGTCATGGAAGATTTTGATCCAGATTTGGACCAGATGTTATTTTATCTACCTTTATCAGGATCGGCATTTAAGAAAATTTATTTTGATACAACCCTTAATAGAGCAGTATCGAAGTTTGTCCCAAGTGAAGATTTAATAGTACCTTATAGTGCAACTGATTTAGCAACAGCTGAAAGAGTTACACATGTAATTAAAAGAAATGAAAACGAAGTTAGAAAGATGCAGGTACAAGGTATTTACAAAGATGTAGATCTTCAATACCAAAATGAACCAAGCAATTCAAACGTTCAAGAAGCTGTTAATAAACTAGATGGTGTAAGACCTACTGGTTCAGCATATAAGAATGATGTCTATACTTTATTAGAAATACATTGTGATCTTGACGTACCAGGTTACGAAAATGATGACGGAATAAAATTACCATACATTGTAACTATAGATGAAGGCTCGCAACAAGTATTATCAATTTACAGAAACTTTGAAGAAGAGGATTCTTTTAAGAAAAAGAAACAATACTTTGTACACTACAAGTTTTTACCTGGCCTAGGATTTTATGGTTTTGGTTTGATTCACATGTTAGGTGGATTATCTAGAACTGCAACGTCTGCTTTAAGACAATTAATTGATGCAGGAACTTTATCTAACTTACCAGCAGGATTTAAAGCAAGAGGATTAAGAATACGTGATGATGATAATCCGTTACAACCTGGTGAGTTTAGAGACGTAGATGCACCAAGTGGTGATTTGCGTGCAGGACTCATGCCTTTACCTTACAAAGAGCCGAGCGCAACTTTGTTTCAACTCTTAGGTTTCGTTGTACAGTCAGGTCAACGTTTTGCCACAATTGCTGATCAAAAAATAGGTGACAGCGTTGCTGCTAATGCACCTGTTGGAACTACAATGGCTTTGATTGAGCGTGGTTCAAGAGTGATGAGCGCAATACATAAAAGATTACACTACGCACAAAAGACAGAATTTAATTTATTAGCTAAAGTTTTTAAAGATTTTTATCCACAAGTTTATCCGTATGATGTAGGCAAAAACGCTGCTGCTGTATTTAAATCTTCAGACTTTGATGAGAGAGTAGATATTATGCCTGTGTCGGATCCTAATATTTTTTCTATGTCTCAACGTGTTACCTTGGCTCAGACACAATTGCAGATGGCACAATCTGATCCAAAACAACATAACTTGTATGAAGCATATAAGAGAATGTATCAAGCTCTTGGCGTCAAAGATATCGATGCAATATTACCTGTTCCAAAACCAGATGCACCTAAAGATCCTGGTATCGAAAATGCAGATGCTTTGATGGGCAAAAAATTAGTTGTATTTAGAGGACAAGCTCATCAACAACACATAGAAGCACATAGGGTATTTATGTCATCAATGTTAGTGAGAGCAAATCCTCAAGCTACCATTATTTTACAAGCGCATGTAATGGAGCATATTTCTTTACTTGCAAGAGAAGAAGTAGAAGCACAAATGCAAGAGGTCATACAACAAGAAGCACAAAAATATGGCGGACAGATACCACCAGAACTACAAATGCAGTTTCAAAAACAGCTTGAAGTACAAGTTGCAGACAAAATTAGTGATTTTATATCTGAAATGTTTATAGAAGAACAAGAAGCTATGGAAGGACAAGGACAAGATCCTTTAATTGGCCTAAAACAACAAGAATTACAACTTAGAGCACAAGATATTCAAAGAAAAGCACAAAATGACGGTCAAAAATTAGAACTTGACGCTGCAAAACTTGATCAACAAGCAAAAATAGCGCAAGATAAAATAGATTCTAACGAAGATATTGCTCAATTACGTGCAAATGTTAATATTGATAAACAAAAACAGTGAAAAAAAGAGAAAAAAAGGTCGCAAAAGTAATGCGTGAGTTTAAAAAAGGTAAATTAAACATTGGCGGATCGAAAAAAAAGGTTAAATCTAGAAAACAAGCAATTGCAATTGCACTAAATGAGGCAGGGATATCTAAAAATGGGAAACGCAGAAGAAAAACTAGCTGATTACTTTGATAAGCTTATGTATATAGCAAAAAACAGTAGCAAAAGTTCTGAAGATAGTATACTTTTAGCTGGTGCTATGATGGCAGCAGCAAGAGTTCTGTTTTATGATCATCTTAGTGCAAAAGAGGCAAAGAATTTATTAGATCAAGGTGGTCTTGACCTAATTGAACTTGTAAAACCGACGATACATTAATGAATTTTAAAAAAACAAAAGTAGAGGTAGTAAAACAAAAAAATCCTTTTCCTACTTTGAAAGTGGGTTCTGATGCAGCGATAGTTTATTCACCTTTTGTTGTAAAACAAAATAAAGGTGGAGGTCCAAAAGGACAGACTAGCAAGGCTCAGATCAAAAAAGTTGCTTTCAAGGGCGTAAAGTAATAAAACCCTATCAACAAAGGAGGTTTGTATGAACTTACTAAAAGATCTTTGGGAACACTTGAAAGAGTGGTCCGACTGGAAAATGAAAGATTGGATTAAAGCTGGAATAGTAGCAATAATCGTTATTGCAGTTATAGGAGCAATATAGAATTTATGTGGCAACTACTTGCTAAACCTTTACTTGGCGTCGTCGCAGATGGCGTCAAGGGTTTTGTGGAAACAAAAAAAGCAAAACAAGAATTAAAACTTACAACCATCAAAGCAACGCAAAAACTTAAAGAAGACCAAATCGCTGGCAAAGTGGCTTGGGAGCAAAGTGCTGTTGACCAAATGAAAGGGAGCTGGAAAGATGAGGTAGCATTAATTGTTCTACTGCTTCCAGCCGTTTTAGTATTCACGCCTTTACAAGAACATGTTCATAAAGGGTTTATCGCACTGCAGGATTTACCGTCATATTATCACAACCTATTATATATTGCGATTTCTGCGAGCTTTGGCATCAAGGCAGGATCTAGTGCAATAGGAATGTTTAAAAAAAAATAATGAGTTACGAAGAATTATCAAAATCAGTAAAATTAAGTGAAGGTTTTAGAAACAAAATTTATCAAGATACCGAAGGATTCGATACCATTGGGTGGGGTCATAAGGTTGTCCCAACAGATAATTTTGTTGCTGATAAAGAATACACCGAAGAAGAATTACAAACAGTATTTGATAAAGATTTAAGCAGAGCAATAGCTCAAGCAAAACAATTAATGTCACAAAATGATATTGACGATTTACCAGAAACAGCTCAACACGTCTTATCGGAGATGTGCTTTCAACTTGGACAGTCAGGGGTATCTAAGTTTAAAAATATGTGGAAAGCCCTGCAGGAAGCTAATTTTATAGGAGCAAGTTATGAAATGCTTGACTCCAGATGGAATAAACAAACTCCAAATCGTTGCAAAAAATTAGCTGACCTTATGAAATCATGCGGCTAGAAAACTTCTTTACAGCATATAAAAAAGATTTAATTGCTAGACAAGAGCAAGTAAAAGAGTCTATATTAAATGGGATGGCTAAGGATTGGTCAGATTATAGATATTTGACTGGTAAATTAGCTGCACTGAAACAAGAAGTACAGGAACTCACGGACCTGCTTAAGAAAACGGAGCTAGAAGATGACTAAACCAAAACTGATTGTACCTAAACACGTATGGGATGGTGCACAAGCGGAGAAAAAGAAAAATGAAGTAGAAAAAATACCACAGCCTTCTGGTTGGAGAATGGTATTGTTCCCACTTAAACTTCAAGGTAAAACAAAAGGTGGCGTATTGCTAACTGACGATACAGTTACAGAATCACAAGTAACAACTAATATATGTAAGGTTCTTAAAATGGGACCTGAGTGTTACAAAGACAAA